GGAACCACCGGCGTAGGGCCTGGCGGTGGATAGCTCAGAAGCAAAAGCCAGAAACGAAAAAGCCCTGTAAAAACAGGGCCTTAACGATAAGTGTCTGGAGCGGGCGAAGGGAATCGAACCCTTTTGCCTAGTGTGTCGTTCCGTCGCAAAGCGTGTCGTTATGCGGTTTCCGGGGTGAACCGTCTGCTCGTTTCGGCGCAATTCGGCACAGTGTTTTCGACACTTTATCGACAGCTAGGTATTCGGATGGATCAGGAACAACTACGTCGACAGCTACTAGAGGGCGCTCAATCAAAGCTAGCGGAGCCTGCAGACGACCGGTATTTCAAGTCGCTTCGCCATCGCGTCAAGAGCGCACAGACCGCTAGGAGGGATAGCCCATCGGTAGTCGAGCTAACCCGGCTGCGACGGTGAGCGTGGCTCTACCTGCACCGGCCTTTCGAAAGTAGGTTCCATCCGCTCCGAACTTGCGCTCGGCTGCATCACCGGCTTGATAGTTGGCGTCGGAACGGCTCTTGGTGTCTGCGGCTCTGTTGCGCGCTTGCACTCCGGGAAGGTTAGGGCGATCTGCTCTACGGACGGCATGATCTCGCAACGCCAGCGCACAACGCGAATGCCCGCTGCGGTTAGAACTTTGTCCTTCTTGGCATCGGCTTTGTGTCGATCCTCGTCCGAGTAGTGGGATTTATCATCCAGCTCGACGGCCGCAATGGTGTTCAAGAACTCGTCCACGATCACGAAATCAACGCTCATCTGGCTGATGCGAGAGAACCACATCTTGAAGCTGTGGCCTTTCTTGATCGCCACCAGTTGCGATAGCTGTACCTGGGTGAAGATGAAGTGATCTGGCAACGCTTGCCGAAGGCGCTCGAACAGGACTGTCTCAGTTGCGGTTATCAGCTTCCGCTTTTCAAATGGCCATTCGCCCTCAGGGTCGTAGCGAAAACCGTCCGCGGCGATCTTGCGACTCGGTTGGGCTGACTGTGGCGCTTGTTGTGGTTGCTGCGGCTGCGCCTGGGCGCTCGCTGTCCCGGTAAACGTTGGCTCTTGCTTCCTCGCTGGCTCTTTCCATGGTGCGCGCGGAGGCCGCTTGTAGCGGTTTGTTTTTGGCTTCTTCTTTACTTGGAAAATGAAGAAGACAATAGCAAAAATGATAATCCAACCAAAAACATCCACTGTTCTTTCCTTACTGCGTGTCGTGTGCCTATTCGTTCACGTCAAACGAGTTATGGTAGGTCGTTGTTGCCTGTTCCGTAAGTAAAAATAGGGCTGCACATCTTCTTAGGAAGAACCTCGAGCAGCGAGCTGGACTGTGATTTATAAAAAAATCTCCGGCCTCTTTTGGGTTTAATTAACGTAACTAAGGTGGAAAATACTCCGCTCCGCTGGGAAGATGCATTCTTCAAAACTATCTTTAAAAGCCGTGATATTTTCGGAGTGCTTCTTGAAAGCGGTGTTATAAAAATTACGTAGTATGAAACTTAAAAATAAATATGGTGTAACTGGTACGTGAACGGGTATTCGGCAGTTTTTGTATTGCCCCAAAGTCAGGTGGGATTTTGGGTGATGTATCTCTTGATAAACCTCTTGTCTGCCATCGAAATCAAACCTAATTGGAAATGCGATTATGTTTCTATAAACAATGTCAGCATATATTTCGTCGAGCTCGTAAATCTCCGCGTTATTCTGGTACTCGTCGAGGTCTGGCGAAGGGAAAAAGGCTAGCCGATGCTTCGTTAGCTCTCCGTTTTGAAACTGATACATTAGTTGGATGATTGCGCCATCAACCATCAGCATATTGTAAGCTCTGGTCTCTACGAGCTCTTGATACATGTCTCGGTATGGCTGATTTTTTAATACAAAGCTAAGATCTGTAACGCCGCTATAACTAATTTCTGCGAAATCACCATCGACTCGCAATGAGGGGAAGTTTTGGCTGTTGCAAAGACCTAACCCTACAAAGTCTGCCGTTAATTTCTCTACCTGCCGGTGCACGGCTGTGGGTGACGGCATTTTACTTGTCCCTGGTCAGTAACTGGCGAAGCCGCTCTAGCTGCTCATCAGGGAGATCAGATAGGTATATCTTTCCCTCTTCTAGGTCGTCGATTAAAGAAGCAAAGTTCTCTTCGACGCGCATAATTTTGCCCTTTTCCTCAGGGCTCATATCTCGATTAACAATGTTGAGGCTTTCTCTTTCAGCTTCTGTTGGATATCTGAACGCTAGTTCAAATTTGTTGCTCTTAACCTTTTTGAACTCTTCGATTAGCTCATTCATTTGTGAGCCGACACCGAGTACCCTTACCCATGCCTTGCTTCTGGTTATTGCGGTGAAGAGCATGTTGCGCATTCTTGCTAAAGCGCCAAATGAATAGAAACAGTCTTGAGCGTTGATGATATAGACCATTCCTGCTTCGTTCCCTTTTGCCCTGTATATTCCTGTGAATACAACAGAGTCCTTGTCAGTCTCAAAAAATACGTCTTGAGATGTGTCTACGCCGGCTAGGTGACTATTTATTCCTCGCTCAAATAAAAGCTTCCGTGTCGGGCCTACAGCATTCCGGGTGGTGAGTGGGTCTGGGTTGATGACTATGATGTCGTCATGATTCAGTTCGTCGTTTTCCAAGTTTCCTTGGATTTCATCGGCGAGCCATGCAGCTTGGTCTTCAATGGAATTAAAGCTTATGAACTGAACTAATTCATCAATGTCTGAATGGTCTTCAAGGAACGCTGGGCTGCTTGACTCCGTTCTGGCGAGGCGAACTTTTTCACCACCTCGAAGTTCACCTTCAATCACCTCGTAACCAACGTCCTCCCAAAGCTTAGCTTGGTCAAACATTTGTATAAGGCCGGTTCCTGTTTTTTTATCAGGTTCACGGTACACGCCGAAGCCTAATGCGTGCGCAGTAGTGAGAACCGGTCGGGAGTTTCTGTAGCACTTCTCTAGAATTATGTCTTGCTTTGGCTTTCCAGGAATTGGCGCATCAAACTTTACTCTAGGTGTTCCATCAGGATTTTTCCCAAATATATCCTCAGGCGGCGGAAGGGATTTGTCACTTAAGCTTTGTAGTTCATCGTAGGCATAAACTAGGCGTTTTTCTTTAGACAGCAATTCATAGCATAGTCGAAGAAATGCAGGTGAAAAGTCCTGAGCTTCATCGATCAAGATAACGTCATATGATTTTTTTGGTTTATCTACTTCGCTCAGGGCTTTGAGGCAGGCTCCCTCAAAGTCCTTGTTTCGACCATACCGATTTTGCGCTGTCTTAAAGTCTAGGAACTCGATTTCATGAGTTTTGCAGAAGTTATAATATATTCCGTTGCGCTCTGCTCCACCTGGTCCACCCCATGCATTAATGATCTGTAGGTTGTCCCAGTCCGGCTCTTCGTTCGTATGCTCAATAACAAAAGTATTGATCAGCCTCTTGAATTGCGCTTTCAATGATCTAGTGTTGAAGGTTACCGCAATTTTCCAGTCGGGATGCTGCGCGTGGAGATAGGCTGCTTTCAGTGCAAGCACGATTGTTTTACCTGATCCTGCAAGTCCTCTTATTCGCTGCACTCCAGCAACTGTCTCGATAACAGCACTACCTTGCAGGTTGTCAAGGTTTGCTATTGAATCTTCTAGACGTTTTAGTATTGCTCCTTTTGAATCCTCCTTTTGGGTAGTTCTTTTCCTTTTCCCTTTTCGAATGGTAGAAATCGATTGTATTACGGCAAGGACGGATTCAAACGCTTCTGCGTTTCCAGCTTCTGGCAGGCTGTCTATGTAGTCATTTAAGTTAAGGCTGTTGAAAAGTGGCGACCCTTCTCGGATGGGCGCTGCTGGCGCAAAGGTAATTACGTTGGGTGTTATAATTAACCTTCTGCCATTCATGAGGCTTTTGTGATTGCGAAGCTTAGACTCAAGAGTGTTATAGCTTAGGTCTTCTGCTTCTTCGAAACCGTCGGTGTTCCGTCCTTCGATCAGGTTGAATAACACCAGGCCTTTTTCTCGGCTCAACCAAATCGCATCGATCGGATAGGGGCCTTCAGGCGTACCTATGATCGGATATCCTATGAAAAGGTTGCCCTGATGTTGAGGGTTGTCCTGAAAAAATTCGGCTAGCTGGTAGCTGGAAACAGGTTTCTTTGTCGCACCCCAAACTATATTTACCATTTCTGCTCACCATTTTTCTTTATGCCGAGTGGCCGGCTCGGGAGTTATAAAGCACCTAACTAATTTCTCGGGCGAGCATACCAACGTTTAGCAACGACCCTTGTGATTGCTATCCCGCGCTTCGATTGTGCAAGTTTGAATGTGCTTCTTCATAGTCAGGTGAGGTCTGACCACTTGCTGGGTCAATATCCCCTTTCCACAGCCATAGCTCGTATTGAGGAAAGGCTTTCAACAACGCCTCCATATCCTCAATGCGAGCCTTAACCTTTCTATTGGTCGCTACTGTTTGCCAACGCTGTCGCTCTTTAATAGCGGTGGCTTCGGCCAGCTTCGTTGCGCCTAGGTGGCGAACAAGCGTTCTAAGCCGCTCTTCTATCATTCCCAAAAGCTCTAAAAGATGATGAATAATTTATTGATAAATAATTCATCACTGATAGCATTTGCCTTGTGATAAATAATTCATCAGCGCTTGGGCGCTACTGCCACGAATAGTGACGGAACGAGCATGGAACTGGAAGAGCTGGAACCTTCAAAGCTGATCGGCCCACAGCAGGACGTGGAAACCGTCGAATGCTGGGCTGACCGTAATGGCATCAGTGCCGGTATGGCCCGTGCTTGGGCAACGCGCGGTGTGATACCGACCGTAAAGCTCGGCAAGCGGCGCATGGTAAACAGCGCAATGCTTCGTCACTGGCTGTTGGAACAGGAGTGGACCGCATGATCCGCGCCGTCTACGGAAAGCCAGGGGAGGGGATGACCTATGCAGAAGCCGGCCAGCTATCAACGCCTTCCGCACGCTCAGGACTGCGACTGCTCTGTCTGCTGGTCCAGACGCGAAATGGCGAAACCCGCTCCCTCCCGGTCCACACCCTGCGCCCTATGCCGCCCCGCATATGCGCGGCCGATTCGTACGCTGCAAATGGGCTGCGTCGGTGGAATCTGGAAGCCTCTGCTCTCGGACTGGAAGGTGGAACCGGCCTTTATCTGCGAGAAGCACACGCCACCCGCCCGCCCCGCGAAGTGGTGGAGCGTTATCTACGACTCGGGCAAGCCAACGCCCTGTGTGCCGATTCACGAACCGTTCGAGCTGGTGGGGTGATGGCATGAGAATTTCTGACAGCCCCTATCTGGTCGTCCTCGTTGCCCTGCACATCGTCGAGGTCTTGCATCTGGTCCAGCGCCGAGCACTTCAAGACGAAACCGCCCCCGCAGATGCCGAACAGGTCCAGGGCCGCGCTCCCGGCTCGTCGGATCACGCTTCACCGATCCGGCGAACGGAAGCACGGGCGGAGCGAACCCTTGACCCTGCACGAACCGAAACAGCCTCCGCTCGTGAGTGCGGGAGCGCTTTTCCCTCCCGCGCTCCCGAGCCCTCGGCGGCGAGAGTGGGATGACAAGGGCGAAGCCCTTGGTGTTAAACAGCGTTTTCGATGATTAATGAAATTAATGTTCGATCAAGTGGGAAGTGTCAATTCAGCACTATTCGTCGCATTAAAAAATTAAGTATTGAATCTTTTAATACTTGATAAATAGTTGTTCCAAGAGCGTTTAAATACAGCTATAGATAACCCGCAAGCCAAGTAACAAGCCGGTCGCAGTGAAATTGCTTCTTCACTCGTTCGGGATCGCTCGGCCTGCAGAAAGCAAAGCAGCGCAATAAAGCGCAACTAGAGAGAGGAAACACAAATGGCACGTTCGACTATGGAAGTTGCATTTCTCGGCACTCAACGCTTCGACGGTGAAGCGGGCCAGAAGTACATCAAGGTCTTCTACGGCGATGAGCCGGACGGCAAGACCGAGCACGGCCTGTCGATCATCGGCATGGCAGCAGCGGACGAAGTAGCCGACGAGATCTTCGCAGCCGGCGCGCAGTTCGAGCCGCTGCAACTGGTGCGCATCCACTTCGAGATTGCCCGTGGTGGGCAGAACAAGGGCAAGAATCTGGCGCTCCAGCTCGAAGCCGTCCAGACCCGAGCCACTGCCGAAACCCCGCGCACCCCAGCTCAACCCCAGGCTAAAGCCGGCGACCCGGCCAAGGCCAACTAACCGGGAGGGGCGGCCATGCTGATCGATGACCGGGTGTATTGCGACTGCTGCGGAAACGACATGGGCAAGCTCATGGCGCTGCCCGCGCCGCAAAGCGACCTGCTGCCCGACCTCAGCCTGCCGCCCCACTTCGCCGTCTGCCCTGACTGCGAACCCTCCGAACAAACCGCCGATCTCGAGCAGGCCGGCGAATGAATTTCCTCGCCTGTGACGGTGACTGGCTGCAAGGCGCCGATGGTTCGCCCATCTGCTCCGGCTCGCTGGTCGCCCTCACGGTCGAGGAAATGCAAAGCCTCTACGGCTCTGCACTGACCTGGGACCAAGTCTCCGAGCTGCAAGGCGAAGCGATTGTTCTGTTCGCCACCGTGTTCGGCTTCCTGGTCCTGAAAAAAGCCCTGAAACAGTGAGGTATCACCCATGCAACTGAACAAGCACTTCATCAAGAAAATCGGCGTTGGCGCTGCTGCCGCGCTCTCCACCCTGGCCGGCTCCGTGTATGCGGCAGTCCCGGCCGAAGCCACCCAAGCCCTCGACACCGCCGGCACCGATGTCGGCACCATCGGTTGGGCGGTGTTCGGCCTGATCATCGCCGCGATGGCGTTCAAGTACATGCGCCGCGCCCTGTAACCGGGAACCGCGCACTGCATGTGCCGAGGCAAACAAACCCCGCTCCGGCGGGGTTTTCTCTTCCAGGGAAACGCCATGAGCTACGAACTGTACGTCCTGATCCTCACCACCCTGGCGTTTTATCTCGTGTTTTTTGGGCGGGTGTGAATATGAAAAGGACCTTAGCGGTTTTGGCGGCGCTGCTGCTTTGGCATTCGCCCGCCAATGCTATTGATTACGCGTGGATCATATCCGAGGGAGGCATCACGCAATCCACGCCAGAGCTTGCCTGTCGAGCCTATGCGGCATTTAAAACATCCCAGGGAACCACATCGCGTTTCGAGTATGTCTCCGTCTCAAGAGTAAGCAGAACTCAATTCGACTGTACTGTTCGTCGCGTAAAAGTCTCGACTGGCCAGATAGAGTACGAGACGACTGCTCCTGTATATCGCGAAGGTGACGGATGTTCCTCGGGCACTTACAACGACGCCACCGGCAGCTGCGAGACCCCTGAGCCCGACCAATGCGCCACCGCAACAAGTGAGTTCGTTCACGAGTACAACGCCGGCTCACTAGATGCTTCTGTACCACCTTCGCTGCCTCCAACTTCCATCTGTGAAAGCGGCTGCCTCTACAACCGCACTGCGAAGGTCAAAGGCTGTAATAGGTTTCTGGAAGCGACCACCGGAAAGGATCTGGACTCTGTTTACTGTCAGGTCGTCTACCAGGGCGCCGGCAGCCAATGCACTACCGATAATCCGCCTTCCGGCAGCGTCTTCGACCAGCCGCCGTCCAAGCCTCCAGCCGACAGCACACCTCAGTTCACCAGCGAGAACAAATGCGGCGATTGGGTAACGAATCCTGATGGTTCTCAATCCAGAAGCTGTACCAGTAACGAACAGCTGAAAGAACCCGGACAGCTCAACTGCGATAACGCCGGGGCTTATTTGCATTGCACCACTGGCAAGCCCGCGCCGCGCTTTGAAGACACCGCGAAAACCGAGGACACCACCAAGACCACCAATCCGGACGGCTCCACCAAGACCGAAACCACCACCAAAACCGATAAAACGGTCTGCACCGGCGCTAAGCCTTGTACCTCTACCTCTGCCGAAGAGAAATTCCTTTCCGGTACCAATCCTGACGGTACGCCCGGCGATGAAAGCAAGGAATGCAAAGGCTCTGGCTGTAAGGAAAGCCAGGAGGGTGAAGACGAAGGCGAAGAAGGCCCGGAACGCTTGGCGTCAGCTGGTTCCTGCGATGCGGGCTTCTCCTGCAGTGGCGACCCGATTGATTGCGAAGTGCTCCGGCAGCAGAAGGAACAGCTATGCCTCGCTGAGGAGATGACTGATTTCCCCAAGCACAAGCCCGCCATCGAAGCCGCTGTTACCGGCGACCGATTCCAGCTGGACGAGGGCTCCGGCGTCATCGACGTGCCGTCCTTCATCAACCAGGGCACCCGCTTTCTTCCTTCCGCCTGCCCTGCCGCCGAAAGCTTCAGCCTGACCACTGCAGGCGGCCGAACTTTCCAGCTCAGCTATGAGCCGCTCTGCCGCGCCGCCAGTGACCTGAGCGGCCTGTTCGTGGCCGTGGCTACCGTTCTTGCCGCCCTGTATGTAGGCCGCGGCGTAGGAGGTCAGTAATGCAATTTCTATTCATCGTTCAGATGCTGATCATCGTCCTCGGCCCGCTGGTAAAGATGGTGCTGAAAATGATCGGTTTCGGCTTCGTCTCGTACATGGGCTTCAACCTCATCATTGGCCAGGCGCAGGACTACCTGTTCGGGCTGATGGGCGATGTCGGGCCGGTGATCCAGGGAATTCTCGGGCTGGCCAAGTTCGATGTGGTGGTGAACCTGTATTTCGCCGCCATCTCCACGCGCTTCATCTTGGCCGGGATCGACAAGGCCACTGACCGTAAACGCAATCAGGTCTGGCACAAGCCGGGCGGCACCTCCATCGAAGCCTAAGGAGGTGCCGTCATGCTCGTTATCCGTACCGGCAAGCCCGGCCATGGCAAGACCCTCAACACCATTCGGGAGGTCGATCAAAAGGCCCACGCCGAGGGTCGGGTCGTCTACTACCACAACATCAATGGCCTCAAGCCCGATCAGCTACAAGCGCAGTGGTTCGAGTTCGAAGATCCGGAGAAGTGGTTCGAGCTGCCAAACGATTCGATCATCGTCGTCGACGAGGCGCAGGGCTGGTTCGGCGCTCGCGATCCACGGGCGCGGCCACCGGAGCACATCACGCGCTTCGAGACCATGCGCCACCAGGGCCATGAGGTTCACCTCGTCACCCAGGATCCGCGCTATCTCGATGTCCACCTGCGCCGGCTGTGCAACTCCCATATTCACTACTGGCGCGTGTTCAAGTCTGCCCAACTGCTGCGCTTCGAGTCGGAAGTGGTGGTGGAAAAGGTCGAGCTGAAAACCAGCTTCAAGGACGCCGACAAGAAGTCGCTGCGTCTGGATAAGCGCTACTTCGGCGCCTACACCAGCACCAACGCCAAGCACCATTTCCAGACCAAGGTGCCGACCAAGTTCATCCTGGCGCTGTGCGTGATCCTCGGGGCCGGCATCCTCGTTTATCGCGCCTATGAGCGCTACGCCGCCGAAAAAGCGCAAGCCGCGACAGCCACCAGCGCGCCGGCCGGAAGCATGGTGGAGCAAGTGAGGGATACGGTCGGATCGTTCATCAAGCCGGCGGGCGAAGCGAAATCCGATGCGCCGGAAAGCGTCGCCAGCTACATCGGACGGCGCGTGCCTCGGATACCACAGCTCCCATCGTCGGCGCCGATCTACGACGAGCTGACGCGACCCGTGTCGTTTCCCCGGCTCTACTGCATGTCCAGCACCGACCCTGCGACCTATGCCCGCGAGTTCGGGCGAATGGCGCATGCGGTAGTCAACGGAACGCCTACGGTTTGCCAGTGCTACACGCAGCAGAGCACGCGGGTAGAAACCGATTTCGCCTTCTGCATGCGCGTGGTCGAGAACGGCTTCTTCGACCCGACTTTGCCCGACCGCTCCCCCAGCGCGCAAACCCAGCACGCCCGAAACACCCCGCCACCGACGACGCCTCCCGCTCACGCTGCAGCTGTGCAACCGGCGGGAGGCCCGAACCTGACCGTCGTGCCGTACCAGAAGGGGCAATTCCTATGGTGATGACCGTCAGCGCGCGTGCGCTCCGCGCTCTTTGCACGCGCGGCGAGGCACGAGCCGGCGTGCAAACGCGCGCGCTGACGTCCCTGTAACACGTCAGATAAACCCAACTGAACAGTGTCGATTCGTTGCAATTTGGAGCACAAGAGAATGAGCGTTAAAGACCAGATTCGTGTTGATCAGAACTTTCAGGAAACCCCAAGCGGGCGACTGTTCTTCGATAGCCATTCGGCCAAGCTGACCGACCTGTCGGGCGTTCGCTTGCTGCGTTGCGGCGTCGATACGGTCCGCCAGCTGTATCGCGGGCTGATCCGCCCGGAAATCATGGCGCTGTTCGAGAAACCAGGCGTCATGGTCGAGTTCGCCGGGGAGTTCTGGCACGCCGGACGGGTAGGGCGGGACTCGGGCTACCAGTACAAGCTGCAGAACGCCGACCTCGGGTTCATCCTGCTGATCAAGAACTTCAACGCCAAGCTCGAGAACATCGGCCCGCACTTGAAAATCGAAGTGTCACCGCACGCCATCGACGCGCTGTCGCCTGAGCGCCTGCAAGAGCGGATGGACTACTACGCCGCAGCCGTGATGACACACCGCGAACGCAACCAGTGCGCTGTCCATCTGGCGTTGGATCTCCAGGGCTGGAAGCCTCCGGTGGATCTGGTGGCACGTCTGCACTGTCGCGCGCGGACGCACCGGGATATCTCGGGTATCAACGAGATCAACTGGGCGACCAAGTCCAGCGTCTACGGTCGGGGCGAAACGTCCATGTTCGGCTCAGCCGGTGGCGTCCAGCTGTGTATCTACAACAAGACAGACCAGGCCCGTGCGACGGATAAGCTCGACTTCTGGGAAAGCGTCTGGCGTCGCCGGGACTCGTTCGATCCGGCCGATCCTGATAACTACGACCCCGAGGCGGACGTGTGGCGGGTCGAGCTGCGCTACCACCATTCGGTCATCCAGCAGTTCGCCAGCGGGTCGATCAGTGCCAAGACCGGTGAGGCCATTGAAACGGATTCGTTTGCGGCGTTCTCCGCTCACTTGGACGGCCTGTGGCGCTACGGGTTGTGCCAGTTCAAATTGCTGCACCGCCCCGGGCAGTACGAACCGATCTGGACGCTGATGCGTGATGACGTGCGGGTCGACGTGGCGGTCGATTCTCTGGTCGATGAAACGGAGTACAAACGCTACTACAAGACCTCAAGGGGCTTCTCAGGCAAGAACGTCGAGCTGTTCCTGGGAAACTTCGTAAGCCTGCTGGCACGGGAGCGAGTGGGCGCTAAAACCGCATTTGATCGACTAAAGGAATGGGAATGCTGGCCGGTCATTCGTGACCACTACGCCGCCAAGGACATGAGCGAGCGTGATCTGTACAAGCACATCAAAACGTTGCTTCAAGAACGCCATGTTCGATGGGGCAGAGCGGTCTGATGGCGATCCAGCAGCTCTCCGATGGGCGCTGGCGGGTCGACGTTGAGCCGGTCAAAGGCAAGCGGTTTCGCAAGACGCTGAAGACCAAGGCCGAGGCAATGCGCTTCGAGGCGACCTGTCGGGCCAAGTGCAGCGAATCGAACGATTGGGCACCGAGGCCAAAGGACAAGCGCAGGCTATCAGAGCTGGTCGAGCTGTGGTTCGATCTCCACGGCGTCTCGCTCTCCGATGGCGTTCGACGTGTGGCGATCCTGCGGGCGTGTGCAAAGGCGATGGGCGACCCGATAGCTCGCATGGTCGATGGCGCGAAGATCGCCGCTACGCGTGCGCGCTGGATGGCAGCAGGGGTAACCGGCAAGACGGCGAACAATCGCCTCGGCTACCTGAAAGCCGTTTACAACGAGCTGCACAAACTCGACGTGATCGACTATCCCTGTCCGTTCACCCGTGTTCGTCCGGTTCGGTTGCAGGAGCGCCCCTTGGCCTACCTGACCAAGCCGCAGATATCCGAGTTGCTCGATGCACTCCAGGCGCGGACCACGTCTCCACATCCGGCGATGGTGGCGAGGATCTGCTTGGCGACCGGGGCGAGGTGGGGTGAGGCTCAAGCGCTGCGACCGGAGCGGATTCGAGGCAACGCCCTGGTGTTCGCCAATACGAAGTCGAAGCGGGTGCGGATGGTCCCGGTAACGCCGGAGCTGGTCGCGGCGATCAAGAAGCACTGGCAAACCCACGGGCCATTCACCAACTGCATTGGTGTGTTTCGGCTGGTCCTGCTCTCGACCTCGATCAAGCCACCACGCGGACAAGCAAGCCACATCCTGCGCCACACGTTCGCAGCTCACTTCATCATGGGCGGTGGGCATATCGTGACGCTGAAAGAGATCCTGGGCCATGCGTCGCTGAACATGACGATGAGGTATGCGCACCTTGCGCCGGAGCATTTGAACGATGCGATCAAGTTAGGACCGTTGGCCGGCATCACGTTACCGCTCGCCAGCCAGTAATCGAATCAATTGAAGGAGGTGCGCCACTGGCGTACTATGCGTTTATGATCTTTATCGAGACACCGATCTTTACCAAGCGCCTGCGGGATCTGCTTAGCGATGACAGCTACGCGGAGTTTCAGCGGCAACTGGCTGACCGGCCGGACATGGGCGATGTGATTGAAGGTACTGGCGGCATTCGCAAGGTTCGCGTTGCGTCTAGCGGTCACGGCAAGCGAGGCGGGTCCAGGGTCATCTACTACCACTTCACGGCGGCTTCGCAGATCGCATTACTGCTGATCTATCCGAAGAACGAGAAGGACGACCTGACGGCAGATGAGCGCAAGGTGCTCAAGCAAATCATCGAGCGGTGGAGGTAATCACCATGAGCAAATTCTTCGAAGACCTTCTAGAAAGCGTCCAGCAGATGGACGAGATTCACCGTGGCGAACGTCAACCCTCGCGGGAATTCGTCGTCGACTCGCTGCAGGTGAAAGAGATCCGCAAAGCAACCGGTCTGACCCAGGCCAAGTTCGCGGCGATGATCGACGTTCAACTGGGTACGCTGCGTAACTGGGAACAAGGCCGACGCGAACCGACCGGGCCCGCAAAAGCGCTGCTGCGCGCCATCCATAACGATCCGAAGCACGTCATCCAGGCGCTTTCTTCGGTCTGATCTCGGCCTGTACGGCTGGACCTTTTCGACACTTCTTCGACACCAGCAAAAGCCAGAAACGAAAAAGCCCTGTAAAAACAGGGCCTTAACGCTAGGTGTCTGGAGCGGGCGAAGGGAATCGAACCCTCGTCATGAGCTTGGGAATCTATAACGGGCCAAATATCAGGGTATAACGCGAGGTATCGTAAAGGCGCTACAATCCCCGTCCTGTATGGGCTGGGGCTTCCGGCTCAGTCTCAATCTGTCCCGCTGAATATCGTGTTAGTTCGGGACAACTGTCACCGGAAACTGTCACGCATGCTAACCGAAAAGCAGATCCGTTCGCTCAAGCCAGAAGACCGCGACTACGTCATGTCCGATGGGCGCGGTGCGCGTGGCGAAGGGGTGTTGCTGCTGAAGGTTCGCGCCAATGGCACGAAGGAGTTCTACTACCAGTGGTTCGTGGCCGGCAAGAAGAAGCAACGCAAGCTCGGTGTGTGGCCAACGATGTCGCTCACCGTTGCGCGCGACAAGTGCAAAGGTGCCTCGCCGCAGAGTGAAGCGGAGGGCACGCTGCAGAACCTGATCGATTCGTATGTGGCCAAGCTGAAAGCCGAAGGCGCGGCCTCGGCCGGCAACGTGGAATGGTCGCTCAAGCACTATGTCTCTGAGCCGTTCCCGCATCTGGTGAAGAAGCTGGCCAGCGCCATCGAGCCAGGGGATATCCGGGACATTATCTCCGCGATGATCAAGGCGAAGGTGACCACCTACTGCAACCGGGTGCGGTCGCAGCTGCATGCGGCGTTCCAGCACGGGCTCAACCAGGAATACAACCCGCGGGACTACCTCAAGTCCAAAGTGCGCTTCGGGTTGACCTATAACCCGGTGGCGAGCATCCCGGTGCAGGGCGATTGGGAGCGCCCAGGCCAGCGCGTGCTGAGCAAGGAAGAGCTGGCGGCGCTGTGGAACCTGTTGCCCGAGGAGCTGAGCCTGGTCACGGCGGAGCTGATCAAGTTCCTGATTGCCAGCGGTGGGCAGCGGCCGGAGCAGGTGGTGGCGTCAGACCGCACGATGTACCGCGACGACTACTACATGATTCGCAGCAAGAAGGGCGTCGAAGGCGAGCGGGAGATTCATGTGGTGCCGTTCAACGGCCTGAGCCGCGCCTGCCTGGAGCGGCTGAAACCGATCTCCGGCGATGAGGCCTTTCCGTTCATGGGCCGGTATAAGAACAACTCGATCAACGTGCAGTCCGTATCGCGGGCGGTGACGAAGCTATGCTCGCGGCACCCGGACACGTTCAAGACGCCATTCACGCTGCGTGACCTGAGGCGAACCTGTAAGACGCTGATGGGTGTGGCGGGCATCAGCAAGGAACTGCGCGATCGCATCCAGGGGCATGCGTTCAGCGATGTGTCGTCGAAGCACTATGACCGCTACGACTACCTGAAAGAAAAAAGCCAGGGCCTCGAGGATTGGGCTACCTGGCTTGTAGATGTGGCTGGCGTGAAGCCGTAGCCGTCACGCCGCCTGATTGCTCCACGCTTCTGGGTCCTCCAGCCAAAGGCGCAGGTCGGATGCCCGCCAACCGACGCGGCCTGGCGAGAGTCGGACCTGTTTCGGGAAGCGCCCGGCCTTGATCTCGCGCCAGAGCGTGGCATGGGAAAGGGTTGTGACCTCCAGCACCTGCTCCTCGCGCAGGTAACCTTCAAGCGCGACCACGGCGTTTCCCTCCCTTGCGATGCTTCTTGGTGCCGCCGTGGCAGGTCAGGCGGTAGCTGATGAAAGTGGCCAGCTCACCGATCTCGGCTTTGATGTCGTCGATGATGGCGCCCATGATCGCGTTCACCTCCTCATAGGTGGCGCGCTGGATGGTGCGGGAGTTGTCGACGTGGGTCTTGCCGTCTGGCGTCTTGACCAGCCATTCCATCAACCAGCGCTGCGGCTTGCGTGGCAGGCGCCCGCTGACCTGGGCGGTGTCGTTCGGCATTTCGGTGCTGTAGAAAATCGAGTAGGTCATGCTGCATCCTCCCCGAGCTGCTGCGCGCTGAGGTTGGCGCGGACGAGGGCGGCGGCTACCGGTGGGCAGACGCTGTTGCCACACATACGCACCTGCGCGGCCTTGCTGAGCTTCTTGCCGTCGGCGGTGCGGTCGTGGATGTAGTCGGCCGGGAAGCCCTGTGCTGCGAACAGTTCGTGCGGTTCGAGCATGCGCATGCCGATGTCCACGATCTGGTAGGGCTCGCCCTTGACCATCACCAGACCCATGCGGTGCTTGGTGGTGACGGTGTGCAGCGGGTCAGTCAGCGGCTGGCCGATGCCGGTGTCGTAATACTTGAGCAGGAACGCGCGAACCTCGCCCATGTGGCCACCGGTAGTCAGCGTATGGATAGGCTCGCGCACGTCCTGGCCGATGCAGTTGTTGCGCAGTTTCACCAGGTGGCTGGTCACCAGCGCGTTGTGGTCGACGGTGGTCGCGGTGGGCAACGGGCTTCCAAGGCTGCTGCCAGGGCCGGTGTAGTTGCCGCCGTAATGTTTGGCGAGGAAGGCGGCGACGAGAGCATGCTTACCGCCGCCGGCGACAACTGTGCCGAGTGGCTTGTCGAGCCCTGGCGCGCGGGGTGCTTGGCCTTTGCGTTCGCCATAGCCTACCTGCACCAGTGTTGGCGATACGACCGCAAAGTGCCCGCCTTTCACCTGGGCGCAGATGGTGCGCAGCGGTGCAGCAGCTGGCATGTTGCGCTGGGTGCTCCCGTTGGCGTGCTCGGTGATAAAAGGCGCGAGAGTCGGAACGACGAGCCCGGTACCGAGCTTGCTGGTAATGGTCTGAAGCGGTTCATCCAGAGCCTGACCTCGGAAGTAGTCGTACCCGTGGTTGACCTTCACTAGGAATGGTTCGGTCGTCTCCAGCACATAGCGCTGAATGCCTCGCGCGATACGGCGCAGGGTGTTCTCAGCCAGTGGCTTCTTGCGGGTGAAGATCGACGGGCAAGGCAGCGACCAGTCGATGATCTCCGCGGCGGTGCGCCAGGGTTTCAAGCGCTTGGCCTTGACCGCCTCGCTCGCCGAGTCCCCGTGGGTGGGCTCGGGCCAGACGATCGGCTGGCCGTCGCAACGGGCGATAAGGAACAGGCGCTTGCGGATGGTCGGGGCGCCGTAGTCACAGGCGCGCAGCTCACGCCAGTCCACCTGGTAGCCCAGGCGGCGGAGTGCGTTGACGAAGCTGGTGAAAGTGCGGCCCTTGTTCTTCGGGCAGGGTCGGCCATCAGTGGCCAACGGGCCCCAAGTGACGAACTCCTCGACGTTCTCCAGCATGATCACCTTCGGCTTGACCGTGGCGGCGTAGCGGATGGCGACCCAGGCGAGGCCGCGGATCTCCTTTTTCACCGGGGCGCCGCCCTTGGCTTTGCTGAAGTGTTTGCAGTCCGGCGAGAACCAGCACAGATCGACAGGGCGGCCGTTGACGATCACGCGCGGGTCGACTTCCCATACGGATTCGCAGAAGTGCCGGGTGTGTGGGTGATTGATGTCATGCATGGCCACGGCTTCGGGGTCGTGGTTAATGGCGATATCGACGGGGCGACCGAGCCCAAGCTCGATGCCCGTGGAGGCGCCACCGCCGCCTGCGAAGTTGTCGATGACCAGGCCATGGAAGTTCAAACCGGCCTGTGGGTGGAGTCGGTAGAGGTTCTTCATGGCCGCGGCCCCGCTTGTTCCACCCGGCTACGCAAGTCACTTTCGGCGCCAGTGAAGTGCCTGAATGCATTTTCAAATGACATGCTGACAGCCGGCAGTAGACGGCCCGATCGAGGTTGCCTGATGATCAGCCGGAGCGTTTGATGCAGGGAGTTGCGGCTATGACAATGATTTGTTTTACCGAGCAATCCGCGTTCTGCGGTATCACCTATTCGGTCGCGCTGGTGGGCCTTCAGCAGGAAGGTAGTAGGGAAGCCTGGACCTACCACGTCAATATCACATCGAGCGACGGGAACGAGACCGCGAGAAGCCTCAAAGGCACCGGCCTCTACGAAGACCTGTCGATTGCTGAGCGTGAGGCTCATGCTCGGGCGCGCTGTTTGATTGAGGCGAGTACCGCTGCAATTCAAGCCTGAGAGCAAGCCGGCAAACCAAGCGAAGCTGACGCCGATGCGAATAACGCGTTTCGGGAGGCCTGTGCTGGGCGCGTAATGGTTGTTCATGCCATTCCCCCTACATGCACTGCGGCGTCGCCGCGCCGGTGTGTTCGGCGTCGACGCGCTCCCAGGTGGAGAGGGCTCGGTGGGTGGGTTGCAGCGGGTCTATCGTTGGCAGCGTTTGCCAGTAGCGATCAAACAGCGCGCGGGCGTGGGTTGAGAGCCGGCGGCAGACCTGGGCTTGGTCGGTTGAGCCGAGTCCCGCGAAGGTGTTGGCGGCTAGGCTGAGTTTTTCGGCCATGGCGATGAGCTGGTTGGTGTCGTCTTCGGACATTACGCGCTGCTGCAAGCTCGCAAGCTGTGCGCGGGTGGCGTCCAGCTCCTCGGTCAGGTGCTCCAGTGCCTGGGCTGCGTTGAGGCGGCTGATGGTGTGTTCGTGCTGGGCGCGTTCGGCGCGGTGGCGCAGGTTCTCGACCAGCTGGCGGTTGGCGGTAGCCAGGTGTTCGAGGTCCTGCCGGGCGGCGCGGCGGCCTTCGAGGTAGCCGAGGCCGAAGACAATGGCCATGGCGGCGACGGCGCCGACGAAGGCCAGAATCTGGATGGTGGTGAAGTTCATTGCTGTGTCCCTCTGATGTAGAACCGCCGGCTGGTAAGGCCGGCGGGGTGTGTGCTGCGCTTACTTGCCGAGGCTGAAGGTGCCGATGCTCAGGGGCACGATGCCGCCCACTTCCTGCTCGAGCACCGCCTTGAATTCGCGGGCGAACTCTTCGCGCTGGGCTTCTTCACCGACCCAGCGGAGCTTGAGCTGCGGCTCGTCGCGGCCGGTGATGACGGACAGGCGCAGGGTGATCGTGGTGACCTGCAGGCCTTCGAACGGCACGGTGGTGAAGATGAACGCCGACGGCAGGGTTTCCTGGCTCTTGGCCTCGATCTCGTCCATGGCCGAACGGCTGGAGGAGAAGTCGCCGACGTTGCTGTCGCGCTGGCTGGTGGCCTTGATGGTCATGCGGCGCACGGCGTTGATGGCCTTGATCATGTTCAGGTCAGTGCTGCCGTCGAGCGCCTGCAGGTTGGGCAGCCAGTCCTCCAGCCATTCGGCGAGCGCCTGCTGGCTGTGCGTTTTGCCGACAATGCCCAGCAGTGCGGCATAGGCGGCGGTGGGCTTGAGGGTCAGTGTGGCGGTGTCGTCACCGTGGCCGGCGTGGTCGGGCTCGCCCAGGTTGAAGATGACGGTGGCGGACATGGCGTCCTGATCAATGAAGCCACCCGGGCGGGGTTGGTTGGCGTTGTCATGGGCGGCGACGTACTTGGTGAAGTCGCGCAGCGAATGAGTGCGCAGTGTTCCGCGGAAACGATCGCGCAGAGGCTGGTACTGCTCGAGGCTGCGCAGGCTGACCGCTTCCGGCAGCACGACCACGGAAGTGCCGCCGTCGATGACGATAGGCTTGGCGGCGGCGATGATGGCCTGGGACTCGATGTGCTGAATGGCTTCTTTGCTCAGTGGCATGGTGTTGCTTCCTTGTGTGGTAAGTGGGTTTTGCTGGGTCAGACTTCGCGCGCTTTAACCGGCGCGTCTTCGCGGCTGAACAGCTGCGCGGTCGGGTCGGTTTGGAACAGTTCGAGGCCGTTGGCGGTGACGTACAGCGGCGTGTCGAGCGTGGTGTCTTCGCGCTTCTTGCCGCGCTTGGTGGGCTGCACGTAGTCGAGCGTGTGCGACACGGCCACCTGGTTGCTCTGGCCAATCTGCTTGAGCTTGAAGGTCAGGGTGATCTGGCCTTGCTTGCTGTGCTCGATGACGCCTGCGGCGACGTCGGACAGCGCGCGGCCTACCTGGTCGGCGAACACGCCGGCGTTGAGGCTGTTGATGAACTCGCTGGTGTCGGTTGCTTTCATTTGCTGTGTCCTTGTTGCGGTTGGTTACGACGCCACGCGGTCAGTGGCGGGTTGGGTGTTGCTCGGGTCGTGGGCGTCCAGCCAGGCGGCCAGATCGCGCAGGTAAACAACGGGTGGCGCCTTGCGGGTGACGTCCGTGCGGGTGTAGCGCAGGCGGACGCGGCCCTGGTGGATCAGCTTGATCAGCGACTCGACGTCGCCAATGTGCGGCAGGTACTCGGCGCGCACTTCGTCCAGCGGCAGGCAGGGCCGGTCGTAGCGGCGCAGCAATTGCTGGTAGGTGCTGCTCACCGCGTTGCCCCTCCGATCTCCCCGCGCCCCTCTGAGGTGCGTGCCGGGCTGGGCGCGGTGTGGCGCAGGCGGATGAGTTCGGTGACGCCCTCGATGGTCTTGCCCAGCTGGCGGTCGACGACGTTGCCGGCGGCATCGGTGATGACGCAGGCGTAGGGCGTGGCCGGGTCGGTGGTCAGCGTGACGTAGGGCATGTAGCCGCGCGGCGTGACGGCGAGCAGGCTGCAGAAGAAGCTGCCCAGGTCAGCGGCGCATGGATGATTGAGCCGCAGCAGGGCGATCGCATCGGCGCAGGCGTCACGCAGCACGGTGGCGGGAACCACGCCGGGGTGGTCCAGATGCAGGCTAGTGAGCTTGAGCGCGCCGATTGCGTGTTGGTTGGCAGAGATTGTCATGCGGCGGCGTCCTTCTTGGTGACGGTGATGCCCAGCTGGTCGGCCAGCCAGCCGATTCCCTTTTCGGTGGCCATGACCACGCCGTAATGGCTGTAGGTGCTGATGGCCGGGTTCCAGCGGCTGCGGGTGTCGACGAACAGCCGGCCACGGCTGCGCTCGGTGCTGATGAGCTCGCCGGCGTGGTTGAGCAGGCCCAGCTCGCGCATACGGGCGCGGAGCTTGCGCGGGCCAATGCCGAGCACGGCGGCTGCCTGGTCGAGGGTGCGGTTCATGGTGGCGGGCCTCAGGCTGTGGGGCTGGTGGCCGACAAGGCGCAGCGGGCTTCCGCGATTGCGAGGTCCATCCAGGCGTCTCTGCTCAGCTCAGGAAACAGGCGCTTCTGGCGGTCCCATTCCGCGCAAATCTTGTGCAGCGCCGGTTCCAGCCTGCTTTCCTCTGGCCGAGCCGGTGCTGGCTCTGCCTGTGCATTCAGATCGCGCGCGGCAGCGTTGAATGCCGCCGCGGCAGCAGCCAGATCGCTCGGCTCGACAAGCTGTTTACGCTGAATGGCGTTCCATGCGTCGTGCGCTTCGGCCTCGGTATCAGCACCTTCAACCTTGTGGCAGTCGCGATAGCGACACTTAACACCGTGGAGAAACGCGTTACCGGTCGATGAGTAGTCGTACCCGATAGCCTCGCCGCCGCATTTGCAGCAGTTTTGCAGTGGTGCGGGTGTAGTGCGCTGCGGGATGGCCTCGGCCGTATCCGCCGTGCCGTTGGCTACCGCCTCGATCCAATCGGCCAGGTGCTGGGCGTTGGCGCCGTCGTTGCGCTGGAGGGTCATGCTGTGGCGCTGCTCGCGCATGAACAGCACGGCCAGCAGCTGATCGCCGCTGTCGCTGGTGAATGGCTCGATGCTCAGCTCGGCGCGCAGCTCGCGGGCGGGCTGGGTGAGCAGCAGGGTTTCGCTACCGGCCTGGTTGGCGAGCATGCCGAGGGCGGCTTCGCTGCCTCTGGTGAGGGAGAAGGTGCTCATGCTGCGCCACCGAACGGACCGAAGTCCTCGAAGGCGGGCAGGGTGTGGCGCTTGAGTTGTGCGGCGCGCAGGGTGACGTGAGCGGTCAGGCCGGTTTCTCGTTCGATGCGGCGCACGGTGAAGGGGTTGGATGCCGATGCCGGGTGCAGAAAGACCGGGCAGCGGGTGCTGCTGTGCTGTGCTGTGTCCATTGTCGCGATCCCGTGGTAAGTGGGTACGCGGCAATAATCCGTCAACGAATTTATCTAGTCAATACGCATAGGGATTAAAATACCAAAGCGGCTTTCCGCGATGAGGCGACGCCTATTAGTGGCTGTCTCGAAACTCTTGGGCGAGGCGTGCAAGGTAGCGCATCAAATCTCTCTGGCGGGCTTGACCATGAGCATCTGGCCATAGAAACGCTAACAGCTGGTAGCTCTCTTCTTCGAGCTCGCCCTGGACATACACCAGCGCGGCATCTTGCCCTGGTTTTCCAGGCTGGCAGACGCGGTAATACTGCGCGCGGTCCTGTGGAAAGCGGCCGGGGGGAAGCTTTATGTGGATGTGCATCAACGAGGATTTAAGCGCTTCGGGAGGCTGCGTGTAGCAGACGTCACGCCCAAAATAATGCGGCGGGTTGGTACGGTCGGATTCTACGTACCGCTGAAAGTCAGCCCTTAATTTCTCGGCAAGGCCGGGATAGCTGGCTTCTATCGGAGCGAACAGTTCGGAATATGTGGAGCTATTGAAGGTAACGATTACCGCCATTCGCTAGGCAATCTTCGCCAGATGCCTAGTGGAATGGTCTGCAAGCGCTTTCAGCCCTTCCATGTCGATGTCGCTCTCGAAGTAGTCCGGCGTTTCATGAGCTTGGAGAAGAAGATTCTCTAGCTGAACCAGTCGGCCTCTGACCTTCGCCACTGAGCGGCGCAAGCCCATGTGCGCCTCCTCAATATCAGGCTGAACGATGGTCCCACGCAGGGCCGCCTCTAGCGCTCTCGTCATGCTGATGTGGTGTGGAAGACGCTCAAACAGCTCTGCGTCGAAGCACCCGCGCTTAAGAGTGGCCTGAATTGCTTGCGCGTAGAGTCCGTCCAGTTCATTGAACTGGTCCCGGATCTCTTCGATTATGCGGCGCTGGTCCTGTCGGTTGACTGGCTTACTCGGGCGTTCCGCATGCGACGATGAAGAACGCAGATGCGAAGCCTGTGCAGCAACCGAATAATCTCCAACCATTGCCAGCGTGGCCATGATCAGCGATGAGGCAGCGAGATTGAGAGCCATATCTGCGTCTCTTTTGGGTGCAAGCATGTTTCAAGTGGCCGGCGAGTATACGGATATAAAGACCGCGTTGCCACTCGCCAGTTCTGTATCTTTACACCTTTGGTTCGGATTCTGTCCAGTCTCTGCCCGCGGTCTACCGTCGTTTCCGCTTGATCCATGAACCAGTCACTACACCGCAGAAGCTCGTTTGTTCTGGCATATGCAGGATTCGATTCGGAAATTCCGGGTTCAATGCCAGAAGGTATGTGCCGTCCTCGGTTATCTGCAAGCGCTTGAACGTTACCTGGCCATCCGGAGTGCGTACGACAACGTCATCGTTGTGCATGGGGACCAGCTCGGGCTCCACGAGAAGAATCTCCCCGGTTCTGTACTCTGGGGACATGCTCAGCCCTCGGACCTCTAGGCAGTAGGCGGAGGGGCTATGGGGGAACGGGCAGTCCAGCCAGTCATCGGCAAAGCCAGGTTCAAACAAATCTATCGCCTCGCATAAATCTCCGGCGCGCACCCATGAAATCAGAGGTACGCGTTGATGCAAGGCGGGCCCAGGTCCCAAGGTCGAGTCTAGGGTTTGCGGATCGGGCTGGCGGAGGCCGAGTACTTCAGCCATGTCCAACCCAAGGGCGCGAGTGAGGCGCTCGATGTAATTGATCTGCGGGTTCTGGAACTCACCCTTGAGGATGCGGTGCACGGTGGATTGGTTAAGGCCGGCTCTCTTGGCCAGCTCTGTCTCGCTCCAGCCCAGCTTTTCGCGCCTTGCCGCCAGCGTGGCGGCGATGTGACCGATCGAAATAGCCATGCCGAGATTATTCCTTTGCGAATTATGCAAAGCGTATTGCGGCTGACAATTCCGATGCGTATTATCTTGCTCAATGCGTAGACGGATACATTCCTTTGTCATGACTACTCCCTCGATCACTGAAATGCTGAAAGCGCTTATCGAAGCTGGGATGACCCAGCAAGGCATCGCTGATGCTATTGGCGTTACTCAGCCGACCGTTTTCCGGGCGCTGAATGGCGCTGAGCTCCGTTACTGCATCGGTAAGGAGCTGGAAAAGCTCTATGCCGAGAAGAGCGGCGGCGCCGGCTTCGAAGCTGACCGCCGCCAGGCGGAGCGTAGGCGCGGAGAGCGGCGCCAAGGCGAACGCCGCGCCTAACCAGAATCACAGCCCGCCTTCAGGACACAGCACAGCAGCACACGTATCAGGCGGGAGCCGGCCCGAGAGTCTTACCAACGCC